ATACCATAATATGTCAAGTGAAAATTTAAATATAAATCCTGTCAATCCTCTTGAGGAAAAAAGTGATGACATTAAATTCACAACAGATTTACTTGGAATTAAAAGACCATCCACAGTTATTCCAACTGATGTAGAATATTTTGTAAAAAAACAAAGGGGAGAGTTAGAATCTAAATTTACTGGATTAGAAGCAATAAAAAAATCTTTTCAAATAGATAATTTAGGAGTCTCTCTTTTTAATAAATTTACAAAATCTGATGGTTATCAGATTGATTTAGATTTTGAACCAACAAGAGAAATGGTTGAATCAATTAGTAAATATCCTGAATATATTAGAAATGCTTTTTATGATGCAAAAAGCGAAGAACATTTTTACGATATTGAAAAACAAGTTAAAGAAAGATTAGAGATAGAAGAAGAGATTGCAAAACTTGGATGGAAAGGTTTTGGTGCAAGAGCCATAGCTGCTATTGGCGATCCTATTGCAATAGGTTTATCTATAGCAACTTTACCTTTTGGTGGCTATGGAGCTTATGCAACTTTACCTACAAAAATTGATAGATTAAAAAGAGCTATTAAATTCGGTGCTATTGTTGGTGGAGAAAACGCAGCAATAGAAGCGGGTCTTGTGGCATTAGACCCATATAAAAATCCAAATGATATTGCCTATGCTTTACTTGGTGGATTTACTTTAGGTTCACCTGCAGGATGGATGGGTAGAGTGGATGCTTCAGTTAATAAAGTTCCAAAGGATATAGTAAACAGTTATAAAAAATTAGATCTAGCTGCAAATAATAGAAAACAACAAATAGATTTAGAAGAAACAATAAAATTTGCAAATGAAACAGGCTCTGAATTAAATCCTGATTATATTAAAAATAAAAGTTTAAGACTAACAAAAGAAACAAACACCATGAATTTTAAAGTAATTAATGATCCAAGTAATTCTCCAGATAAAGGAACATATTGGGAAGAGTTTTTTAAAGGTACGATTGCACGATTTGATTTAGCTGGACAGCTTAATAGATCTGAAGTTCCTTTAGTTAAGAGATTTAGAGAAGTTGCTGTTCCCGATGGAGTGGTAGGTAATCCAAAAGGTGATACTGCTATAGAATGGAAGCAAAGAACGACTTATAAAATTATGAGTTCTTTTATGTATTATAGAGATGTTGCTTTACGAAGTTTTAAAGATGCAAACAAAGATTTATCTTTTAAAAATACTTTTGATTTAGAGGAAAGGTTTGAAGCAATTATGTCAGATCTTGTAGAATTTCCAAATACATTAAAATTTTCTGGTCAAGTTACAGATGAAATGAAACAATTTGCTAGCCTTGCAGCAAAAGTTTATGATGACACTTTAGATATTGTAGGTCAAACAGGTAGACAAGGTTGGGAAGATGTAGCAAAATTTAGAAAAACTAATTATATTCCTCATGTTCATAAACCAGCAAAAGTTATTCAAGCAATAGATCGTTATGGAAGAAAACAAATTGAAGAAGTTTATGCAAATGCTTTACGAGATATGAAAGCAGATCTTGGAAAAAAAACATTTGATAAAATGATTGAAAAAATTGTTGTTAAAATATCTTCACCGAGAACATTAGGTCAAGAAGCTGATATATCAAGAGTATTTCAAGGATCTAATGTAGATGTTATTAGAGAATTTTTAGAAGAGTTAGAATTAACACAAGAACAAATAGAACAAATATTAGCAAAAGTTCAAAAGGGATCTGGAAACACTTTAGATAGAAACGCAAATAGAAGATTACCTTTTGATTTAAATGCAAGATTAGATCTTAAAAATATTAAAACAGGTGAATTTGAATCTTTATCAGTAAAAGATTTAACTGATAGAAACTTAACCAGAATAACTAGAATGTACAATTCACAAGTTATTGGTAATGCTGCAATGGCAAGATTTTTTAATTTTAAAAACAATAAAGAGTACAGAGATTTTTTAAAAAAAATTCAATCTGAAGGAGCAGCTTATAAAAATATTGATAGAGATATAGAAAACATAGAGGTTATCGCTGCATCTTTAACTGGCAGACAATCTCCTTTAGAAAAGGGTGGTGATCCAAATGGATTTATGAGAAGAGCAGCTAGATTAATACAAGACTACAATTTTTTAAGATTATTTGGTCAGGTTGGATTTGCTCAAGGTGCAGAGCTTTATCAAGGTATTTCCGAAGTAGGATTAAAAACTTTTATACAAGCCAATCCTGCATTTAAAGATGTATTAAGTAGATTGAAAGCAGGAGATGTTAAGTTTAATGATCCTTTATTAGAAGAATTAAGAGTAGAAGGTTTACCTATGGGTATAGATAAATTTATGCACGCACCAACAGGAAGATTTGATAATGAGTTAGATATACCTTTAGGAGGTACAGGAGGAAGATTAGATAATCTTGAATTACTTTCAGGTAAAGGAAAAAGATTTGTAGCAGACGTATCATTTTTAAATCCTATGACACTTTACACTCAAATAGCTGTTGGAAGAGGTATGAGTTTTAAAATATCTGATATAGTTAATGATTATATAAAAAGAACTGGAACAACAAAAATATATTCAAAACTTTCAAAAGGAGATCAAATAAGATTTAAAACTTTGGGTTGGAATCAAACAGAGTTTGATGGAATAGCTGCTCAAATTAAAAAACACTCTGTTTATGAAAACGGAAAATTTCAATCTCTTGGATTAGAAGATTGGACACCTCAAGCTAGATCTAATTTTAATGTAGGTATGCAAAGATTTATAGATAGAGTAGTTCAAAGAAATGATGCAGGAACTTTAAATAGATTTTTTACAACTGATTATACAAGAATATTAACACAGTTTAGAACTTTTACTTTAGGATCTTATACTAAACAATTAATGAATAGGCTTTATGTTCTTGCAGAAACTAGAGGTAAAGATTTTCATACATACTCTGCATTTATAGCATCCATGGTAGGTGCTGCACAATTCTACGCAGTTCAAACATATATCAATTCTTTTGGAAGAGATGATAGAGAAGAATATTTGAAAAAAAGATTATCAATAGATAATTTGGCTAGAGTTGGATTTATGAGATCTTCTTGGTCCTCTTTAATCCCTGGTGCGATTGATAGTGCTATGATGCCTTTTACTGAAAATCAATTATTTGGATATGGAAGAAATACAGATTTAGTTTCAAATTTTTTTTCTGGTATTCCATCAGTTAATTTATTAAATACAGTGCTTGACACAACACGAACTGCTAAAAAAATAGCATTTGATGAAGATTATCAAGCATCAAAAAGAGATGTACAAAAGTTTCTATCTTTGATAATTCTACAAAATGCTTTAATAGTAAAAAATATTAACAATATGATTGTTGATGAATTAGGAGAATAATATATAGGAGAACCATGACCATATCATCTACTACAGTTAAGAATTCATATTCAGGCGATGGATCTACAGATACATTTAACTATACATTTAAGATTTTTGCTAACAGCGATTTACAAGTTATCATTAGGGATGCGAGTGCAACCGAGACTGTAAAAACAATCACGACCCACTACACTGTTACTGGTGCTGGAAATGCTAATGGAGGTACTGTTGTATTTACCTCTGGTAATATTCCTGCATCTACAGAAACTGTGGTGTTGAGAAGAGCTGTTCCGCAAACACAAGCGATTGATTATATCGCTAATGATCCATTCCCTGCGGAATCACACGAAGAGGGTTTGGATCGCTCAGTAATGACAGTTCAACAATTACAAGAAGAAGTTACTCGTTCTATTAAATTATCAAGAACAAATACGATGACTTCTACAGAGTTTGCTATTGGTGCAACTGATAGAGCAAATAAAATTTTAGCTTTTGATGGAAATGGAGAGATTTCAGTTACACAAGAATTAGGTACATTTGTTGGAAATTGGTCAGCATCAACAGATTATAACGCCAGAGATATTGTTAAAGATACTTCTACAAATAATATATTTATCGTAAACACAGCACACACCTCTTCAGGTTCACAACCTTTAACCACTAACGCAAATTCTGCTAAGTATGATTTATTGGTAGACGCTGCAAGTGCTACAACTTCTGCAACCAATGCAGCAGCTTCTGCAACTGCGGCAGCATCATCTGCTACAGCAGCAGCGAGTTCAGCATCCACTGCTACGACTCAAGCAAGTAACGCATCTACCTCTGCTTCTACAGCATCTACTCAAGCGACTAACGCAGCAAACTCCGCTACAGCAGCAGCAACCAGTGCAGCAGAAGCGGCAGCGAGTGCGGACAACTTTGATGACACTTATCTTGGAGCAAAAAGTTCTGATCCATCAGTAGATAACGATGGAGATTCTTTAAATGCTGGAGATTTATATTTTAATACGACAAGCAATACTTTAAAAGTTTATTCAGGATCTGCTTGGCAAGATGCAGCTTTAGATTCTTCTTCATTTTTAGCATCTGCAAATAATTTATCTGACTTAAATAATGCTGGTACAGCTAGAACTAATTTAGGACTAGGAACTGCCGCAACTCAATCTATTGCAACTCTTCAAGATATAGTAAATGACACGACTCCACAATTAGGCGGTCAATTAGATGTTAATGGTAATGCTATTGGAGATGGCACATTAGAATTATTAAAATTTTCAGAAACAGGATCAGCAGTCAATGAATTTACAATCACCAATGCGGCAACAGGAAACAATCCAGTTTTGTCTGCAACGGGAGATGATTCAAATGTTGGTCTTGAATTTACAGCAAAAGGAACAGGAACAATTAAATTTAATGATTTAGCTTACATTCCACAACAAGCATTAACTTCATCATCAAATGCAGTAGCTTGGGATGCTCAAGCAAAACCAAACGCATATCATTTAACAACTGAAAATACGACATTCTCTGCACCTACAAATAATACTGAAGGGTCATTTATTTGTTTAGAAATTAATTACAATGGTTCACACACTATTGCATTTAATACTGTTTTTGAATTTGCAGCATCAACTGCACCAACATTTACTTCAACAGATGGCAAAACTGATATATTAGTTTTTAGATACAATGGAGCTGTATGGCAAGAAGTAGGTAGAACCTTAAACTTAAGCGAGAGTTAATATGTACGCATTAGTCATAGATAATCAAATTCAACAAATCATTACTGCACCAAAATCATTAGTGATTGGTGATGTAAGATACCCAGCTAAAATATTTCAACTTTGGACAAAAGCTGAAAAAAAAGCGATTGGAATTTATGAAGTCGTAACGGATTCATCTAATTTTAAAGACGAAGAATATTACGTTAATACAGATGAGCAGTATAATTTTGCAGATGGTCAAGTGACTAGATCATGGGGAACTGCGACAGCAAAAAGATTAAACGATGAAAACGCGGTAGATAGTGATGGTAATAATATTTTAGACGAAGATGGCAATCAAATGATTAACTATGGTTTGAAAACAGAAAAGAAAAGAATTGTAAAACAACAAGCTGAAGGTTTATTAGCACCCACAGATTGGTATGTTGTCAAAGCAACAGAAGTTGAAGATTACTCTGTGCCATCAAATATCACAACATTTAGATCAGCAGTAAGAGCCAAATCAAATGAAATGGAAACAGCGATTGACAATGCGGCTGATGTTGATGCTCTTAAAACTTTATATGATTACACTGAGCAAGAAGATGGAAGTGTAACAAGACCATTAGGTGAGTTTCCAGTATTGGAGAACTAATGTCCGCACCATTAATTCTAGGTACTAACTCTATCAAAGACACAGGTTATAACGTAGCAAATTCAGTTAGACTGGACACAAATACTACTTTTACAAGGACTGTAGGAGCATCTCCTACTGATGCTGATGTTGGAACAGTGTCATTTTGGTTTAAAAAAGTAGAAACACCTAATTCTTCAGACTATGGAAGATTTCTTAATATTGGCTCAACTGATTTAAGTCTTTATACTCTAAATGATTATATTCAATGGTATATTGCCGCTGGAACTGCTGGGAGTGGTACTACATCAGGAAGAAAATACAGGGATCAATCGGCTTGGTATAATATTATATATGCCTTTGATAGCAGACAAGCTACAGCAGCAAATAGAATTAAAATTTATGTCAATGGTGAATTACAAGATTCAACTGCTCAACCGATTGGTACGAATGTCACTTCTGATACATCTATTTTTGATGGCGGTAAACTTTTTTGTATTGGAGCAACAAACTCTACAAGTTTAGCTCAAAATCTTGATGGTTATTTAGCAGAGTATGTATATGTAGATGGACAACAATTAGACGCAACATCATTTGGAGAATTTAATGAAGATAGTCCAACAATATGGCAACCGATTGATGTTTCAGAACTAACATTTGGCAACAACGGATTTTACTTAGACTTTGAGGATAGTTCTGATTTAGGAAAAGATGTTTCAGGAAATGGCAATCATTTTACTGCAAATAATTTAGTTGCAACAGATCAATCTACAGATACTTGCACCAACAACTTTGCAACTTTAAATCCTTTAAATACATATCCATCAAATCCACCAGTACATTCAGAAGGTAATCTTCAAGTCGTAACAGTAAATGCTGACCCCGGATATTTTGGAAGTTCATCAACTATAGGAGTGACACAGGGTAAATGGTATGCAGAATTTAAACCCACAGCTTCAACAAGTGCTGCTCCATATTTAGTAGCTGTTTCTTATGACCCATTTCAAATGGCAAAAAATGGTGCTACTTCTGGAAATCAATTTAATGATACTGTTTGGGGATACTTCGCAACCAATGGTAATCTATATCATGATGGATCAAATAGTTCTTATGGAGATTCTTACACAACAAATGATATTATTGGTGTAGCTCTTGATCTTGATAACCATAAATTATATTTTTCTAAAAATGGTACATTTCAAAATAGTGGAGATCCAACATCAGGTGCAACAGGCACGGGTGCTATTTCTATAGATACTGGAGAAACTTATTTTTTTGTTTTGACTGATTTAGGTGGGGGTGTTTGTACTTATCAAGCTAATTTTGGTAGTCCACCATTTACAATTTCATCAGGTAATTCTGATGGTGCTGGTTACGGAAATTTTGAATATTCTGTACCTTCAGGGTATTTTGCGTTAAATACTAAAAACTTAGCGGAGTACGGATAATGGCTTATACAACTATTGATGATGCAGGTTTATACTTTAACACCTTAACATGGACAGGTAACGATAATGAATCAAGAGATATAACTGGTGTAGGCTTTCAACCTGATTGGGTTTGGGGTAAACGTAGAGATGATGCGGCAGGTCATAACTTACTAGATGTTGTTAGAGGTGCTGGTCAAGATTCAGAATTACAATCAAATGGTACTGGTATAGAAGGTGCTGGAGCACAAGATCGTTTTGGTTTTTTAAGTGCATTTTTATCAGATGGTTTTAGAGTTGAAGATGGATCAGAAGGATCAGGTGATAAAGCATACTGGAATCAAAACAGTGCAACGTATGTAGCGTGGAATTGGAAAGCTGGTGGTTCTGCATCATCAAACAGTGATGGCGATATTACAAGTTCAGTAAGTGCAAATCAAACTGCTGGTTTTAGTATCGTTACCTACACCGCTACTTCAACTGCAACAGATACAGTGGGTCACGGTCTTGGAGCAAAACCTGGTTTAATTATTATTAAAGAAAGAAATGGAACTAATCATTGGTGTGTAGCTTTACCTGATACACTAGGTAACAACGAAGTTTTACAATTAGATGTAACAAATGCTATTTTTGCAGGAAGTGCTGGTTTTAATGATACTGTTAATACTGGAACAACAAGTTCTGTTTTTGTATCTGGTAATGGTGGTTTAACAGGTACAAGTGGTCAAAATTATGTTGCTTATTGTTTTGCCGAAAAGCAAGGATATTCAAAATTTGGTAAATATACAGGTAACGGAAGCACAGATGGTACATTTGTTTACACAGGTTTTAAACCAGCTATGGTTATAATTAAAAGATCAAGTGGTATAGACAACTGGTTAATTTTTGATAATAAAAGAAACACATTTAATGCTACTGTAAATACTTTAAGACCAAATGCGAGTGATTCAGAAAATACATCTTCATATCCTATTGATTTTCTTTCTAATGGTTTTAAATCTAGAAACACAACTGGTCATACCAATACTTCTGGTCAAACATACATCTATATAGCATTTGCCGAGTCACCTTTTGTAAATTCTAATGGAGTGCCAAATAACGCAAGGTAGATTATGGATCAATCAGGAATAGAAGTAAAACTAGAATTTATCTGCAGAGAGATTAAAGATCTCAAAGAAGAACAAAAGAAAATCAAAGAAGATTTGAATAAAGGTAAAGGTGCAGTATGGATTCTTATCTTTCTTGCAGGTATCATCACTGCAGTATTACAGTATTTTGATTAAACATCCACATCTAGTAGGCTAACATTTACATTGTACTAAATATAGTTATACAACTATTAGTACATGAACATAAAACACAGGAAAGGCATTATATCTCAGCTTCTTGCACAGTCTTATCTGGCAAAACAAGATGATATTATTGTATTTACACCCCTTGATGGGTTAGGTCCTATTGACATTATTACCTATAATATTAAAACTAAGGAGTATAAGAAATATGATGTTAAAACTGTATCACTTAGACAGCAACAATCGCATCGCTGTAGACCTGGCACAAGAATCAATCGCTCACCTACACAACAACAAAAAGATTTAGATGTAGAAATATTATATGTAACTGAACAAGGAGAAATTTACCAAGTTCCAAAACGTAAATTTAAAAACAAATGAAACTTACAGAAAACTTTAATTTAAATGAACTCACTAAATCTCAGGTTGCTGAGAGAAAAGGAATACCCAATAATCCATCTAGTGACCATATTGATGCATTAAAAAAACTTGCAGAGTCTGTACTTCAACCTTTGCGTAACCACTATGAAAGTCCAGTAATTATTACTTCAGGCTATCGTAGTGCAGAATTATGTATAGCTATTGGATCAAATGGATTAACATCACAACACGCAAAAGGTCAAGCAGCAGACCTTGAAATTATTGGCGTTTCCAATTATGATACTGCATTATGGATTAAAAATAATCTTGACTTTGACCAGTTAATATTAGAGTTCTGGAAAGGTGAAGATGAACCTAATAGTGGGTGGATTCATGTGTCGTATGTCGGCAAGAAAAACAGAAAACAAAGTCTCAGAGCATTTAGAGACGACAATGGAAAAGTAAATTATAAACCTTGGTAATATGTGGTTAAGTGCAATAAAATTAGCAGCTCAAGCAGGTAGTCATATCTATAAGAATAGACAAAAGACAAAGATGCTTATGGCAGATGCTCAGATGAGACACGCTGAGAAGATGGCAAATGGTGAGGCGGAGTATCAAGGTAAACTTTTAGAAGCAAGACAATCAGACTGGAAAGACGAGTTCATCTTGATTTTACTTTCAGTGCCAATCGTAATGCTAGGCTTTGCGGTGTGGTCAGATGACCCAACACACATGGAGAAAATGAAATTGTTTTTTGAGTATTTTTCACAAATGCCATTTTGGTATCAAACAATTTTTGTAGGTGTCATAGCATCTGTCTATGGACTGAAAGCTACTGATCTGATAAAGCGTAAGTAATGAGTAATCAAATCGCAAAAATGTTTAGTAAAACATTTGGTACAAAGATTACTTTGAAATCACAGCAAGGATTAGGTTATGGCACGAAAAGTAAAAGAGTACGCACCGCTAGAAAGAAAAAGAATAAAAAGACCAGGACGACATAGTAAGTCGCCAAACAAATCCTTTAAATTACAGAATAAAAAATACAACAAGCAAGGTAGAGTATGAATTGTATTATTTGTATGCACAAAATTAAAAAAGCTATAGCTAGAATATTACTTCCCAGAGTCTCAAAATGGGAGAATAAATTATGGAGAATTTTATATCAAAGACCTAGACGTTATTGTAAATGTATTACCGATAAAGAATTTTTAGATCATGTTAAAAACAACTTTCCAAATAAGGACCAATTCAAATGATTGATATGTTGTTATTTTTAGCGACTTTAATTATCTTTTTAGATTATATGCAGAAATCATTTGTTACCAAAGACCCAGAAGATCCAGAAACAAAACGATGGATAAGAGAGATAGAAGCTGATAAAAGAAAAGAGGAGTTCTTTAATGAAGATAAGTGACCAGACATCTATTGCTATGCCAATGCGAAATCTTATCAGCATTATTATTGTTATTGCTGTAGGGGTGTGGGGTTATTTTGGTATTGTAGAAAGATTAAATAACTTAGAAACATCTAAACAATTAATGGAAGCTGACTTATTAAAGAAAGCAGAACAAACACCTAAAAATTTAGAGATGCTAATGTTAATTGAAATGAACGCAAAGATAATAGAAAAGCATCAAAAACAGTTAGATGAAAATATCCACACTAAAGTGTTGCTCATGGAAGCTGATAAAAAAATAAATAAACTACAAGAAGATGTGGAAAAGTTAATAAGAAAGAATGGGGGTCATTGATGGTAGAGATCATGGCATTGCTCATGTTTATAGGTGAACCTCAACAACTTAAAGAAATGACCTATATGTCAACTGTATCTGAGTGTTTGAAAAAGAAAAGAATAGCCACTAGAAATAGTGGATCAAGGGTGGTATATATGTGTTCAAGAGTAAAAGCTGAATTGTCAAAAGACAATAAAATATTAAGGATAGAAAAAATAAAATGAAATGTATATTTAAAATATTTAAAAAGTTTTGTTTGCTTTTTAAATTTTGCAGATGCAATAAAGAAAAGTAATCATGGCAATCACATACCGAGGTGAAAAGTTTTCAGGTTACAACAAACCTAAGAACGCAAGAACCAAGACTAAAAAGTTTGCGGTTCTGGCAAAGGTAGGAAACCGAGTCAAACTTATTCGTTATGGAGATGCTAACATGACCATCAAAAAATCATCACCTGCAAGACGGAAATCATTTAGAGCAAGACATCGCTGTGCAACTGCAACGAATAAATTGACTGCGAGATATTGGTCTTGTAAAAAGTGGTAAGTGCCACGCAAAAAACAACCAAGAATATTTGTATACAGTTGTGATTATTGTGGTAAAAAACATGAGAATATAAATTGCGGTAGCGATTATATTATTTATGCAAGTGGTCATCGGTTTTGTAGAAAACCTGATTGTTGGTCACTTTATATGAAACAAGAAAAAAAGAAAGAGGAGGAAAGAAATGTACGGAATGAAGAAAAAAGGAAAAGGGTCTATGGGAAAAGGATCTTCAATGAAAAAGAAAAAGAAGAAAGGCAAAAAGTAATCTCTAAGTTAGATCAATACTTAGACTATTTGAAAGGAAATCATGCCAAAGAAAAAAGGTAAAAAAAAATATACTGCAAAGCAGATGAAGATAGCTCGTGTTGCAGAACCTAGAAATAAAATAACGAGAGCAGACTTTGCTAAACTAAGACAAGGTAAAAAGAGATGACAACCAAATCAATCAAAGCACCTAGAGGTTTTCATTGGATGAAAAAAGGTTCATCTTATAAACTTATGAAGGGTGAATACAAACCACACAAAGGAGCTGTAAGAATGGCAAAGTTTACAGTGCAAAAGAAACATGGCTAAACTTTGTGCAAAAGGTAAAGCTGCTGCTAAAAGAAAATTTAAAGTCTATCCCAGTGCGTATGCAAATATGTATGCTGCTGGGGTATGTAGTGGTAGAATAAAACCAAAACGTAAAAAGAAAAAATAATGTCAAAAGGTTTACGATCATGGGTCAGAGCCAACTGGGTAGATATTGCTAACCCAAAAAAAGGTGGTGGCTTTCCCAAGTGTGGTCGTAGTAGTGGTGAGAAAAGAAGAAACTATCCTAAGTGTGTTCCTCTAGCCAAAGCTAGAGCGATGTCTCCAAGTCAAAGAGCTGCTGCAGTACGAAGAAAAAAAACAGCAGAGAGAAAAACACGCAGGGGTAAAAAACCTAATTACGCAAGAACATAATTAGTATATAGATTTGTGAATGAAATCGTTTTTTTTATTCGCAATGATTTGCTTTGCTGATCCTGAAGCACCACGTGGTATTACCTGCATAGACTTTCAAGAGAATGATACTAAAATTTATAACTCACCTAAAGCGTGTTATGATGCAGCAACTAAACTTGGTGATGAAGTTAAGATACAATTTACCACTAACGAAATTAGAATATTAGAATTAATTATCTGGTGTGTGAATGCCAGAGGTGAAATTGTTTAAAGAGCTTTCAGTTCTATTTCTAAATCTTTGTATAGCTTTTCATAGTGCTGCCAAGTCGCATTGTGTACACTCCAAAATCTTCTGCGGTCAAATTTCATTCTTAAATGATGTAAGATTGTGGTGTGATCTCTGCCTCCAAGGATTCTACCAATTTCAGGTAAAGACAAAGGTGTGAGTTCTCTAATTAAATTAATAATTACAGATCTAACTTCTGCATATTCTTTTAATCTTCTTGGTGAAACAATCTCTTCATGGGTTCTGTTATAATAACGTAACACTTTGTTATAAATATAATCGGCTTGTCGGTTTGCAGTTTTGTAAACAGTTGTTCTAGTATGTTGATTAGGTGTCTTACCTTTAGCGACATAAACAAACTTTGTAATGGTTTTAGATTTGATGGTGTGTTCTTGACCTAGTTTGTATCCAGTCATAAATGCAGACTGATGAATATGTCGTTCTCGTTCAGTTAAGTTTTCATAAGCGGATATGTTTATTTTATAATTATATTCATCTAATAAATTTTGATTTGTATTTTGAGACATAGAACCCTTCTCTGTTTGCACAGCTTTTAGTTGTTTTATATGTAATTACTGTTTATGCAGTAACTTGTTCACGAAGTCTTTGAGCTTTGAATACAAGCGATTTATATTCTGCTTTATCTTCTCTACTTTTTTGCAAATGCAGAATATGTCTTTCATATTTTTTCCTCGCTTGATCCTCCAGCTTTTGGATCTTCTGTATGACTTTTGTCATCTTCTCTCCTCACTGTTGTAAAGTCAATCTTTACTTCACCGACTTTTACTTCTACCGATAAAGGATCTTTATTATCAGCAGCATTCTCTACGGAACTGAACTTTTGTTCTCTAACAAAATTACAACTTCCGCTATCTCTTTTTATATATGATTTTGACATGATGTCTAGTCCTCTTTATGTAAATCTCTTGCCATGTCTAAATAAATACTTGCATCTAGGTAGGTGTCTGCTTTATACTTTCGGGTCGTTCTTAACATCTTTAACATCACCATCATGTTTGCTGCTTCGTAAGGTTTGACATCTGATTTTAATTTATCTTTTAATATAACCGACCAAAGAAAAGCAATCAATCCCATATTCTCTTTGTAATCCCCATACTCCTTATCTTTTTGCTCTCGGAGTTTCTTCTTAATTTCTTTTTCTAAATCTATTGTGTTCATATTAATTTGTATAAGTAAATGTGTTTACCTAAAGTGTTTTTGTAAAAAGCATTTCCTTTCTCCAAAGCTGTTTTAATTTTTTTTGCATAAGGTTTTAATTTCCCATTATACTTTGTTCTTATAGTTTTGTCATGGTATAATTTATTATTATATACAATAACTTTACCTTTTGCTGTCATACCAGCATATTTAAAATTACTTGCTTTATAGATGATACCAGAGTGATTATAATTACTATCAGCGTAGCTTATAACAAATTTTATTTTGGTATTTTTTTTTAACCAACGCAATGTATTTCCTATAAAATAACTCTCAGTATTTTTAGGTGTATCATCAATACAGCATAATCTCCTTAACTCAATAAGATCATCTTCATTATCAGAATATTTTTTCCAAACATTAGCCATTCCAATTTTTCCATACATCATTGCACCAATTATTTTTTCTTTATGTAAAAGTTTAAAACAATAATTTGATTTTAATCCATTAATATTTTTTGAATAATGCCATGTCTCTATAAAGTTTTTGATTTCATTTCTTTCACACAACATAACTTTAAATGTTTTTACTTTCATATTGTTTTAGCGAAACAGGCAGGAGCAAAACAACTGAAAGGTTTAGTCCGAAAGGAACGGCTTTGTGAGCCATGACTAAAATCCCCCGCCTGTTTCATTATAGATACTTATATAACTATATTAATATCTATAATTTTGCTTATTACCAAAGTTTGATTTCCTTTGAAAGTTATTATTTCCAAAAGATTTTTGTTGGTAATTAGGTCTGGTATTACCAGCGGATTTATTAGTACCTTCATTAGGGGTTAATATAACAGTCAAGCCGCCATTAGGTTCACCTGTTTCCATATCAGATGACTCAAACGCTGCTTGATTGTACCAAGACCCATCAGGCATTTTTACTCCGATTGTCCAGTTCTTACCTGGATACTTATCGTTCTTTGGTCCTATAAAAGCTGGTTGATTATCACCAGGTTGCTTTTTAGGATTAGGCATAAGATTAATATATATTTTATCTGCCATGTTTCTCCTTAGTTGTTGTGAACAGGCGTATTTGTAAAATTATCTTCCTGTTCTAATTGGAACTCACGAGTCTCTATAACATCTGTAACCTCTTTATAAAGTCGTGGTTCATTTTTAAGAAGATAGTCAATCGTTTCTTTATGTACGACATCTTTTAGATATTTTAATCTTGGTAGATGGATAGCTTTTTTAAAACTATCTTTGACTTCTTCAACATCCACATCATCATTAAGCTGTGATGTGTCTTTGGACATCTCACGAATATCTAAACCTAATTCATCATATTCTTCTTTTGATGTTAGATCATCATCCAATATCCCTAAGTATGTCAAAGCTCGTGTGAAAGCAAAGGTCGTAGCAATATCAAAGTAACCAAGTTTGTCTCGGTATTGTTTAGAGTAACCCTCGCTTACAATAAACTCTGGATCTTTGGTGCTGATAATACACTTCATAATTAAAGCACGATCTGAATGTTCCATCATCTTAAATTGTACTCCATAGTCTGATCCAAAGACTTGTCTGAAATATTTTATTTTTGACCACGCAGATACAGTATGCTGACCATTTTTATTAACATACACCCCATCATCTCTGCATAAAGCCATCACTTGTTTTATTTTATCTCTCATTTTCTACTACTCCTTTCTCTTGTAATAATTGTAATGCTCTTTCTCCCACTGTAATTCTTTCATTTTCTAGCACGATTAAGATTGTAACAAAGGTTGCTAACATTAGACCGATTAAAGTCCAATTCACAATTCTAAAAAACTTTGCCAGTTTAGTTTGTCTTACTAGTTCATGCTTTAATTGAAACACATCTACGCTGTGTTCATCCTTTCTTTTCTGGTGCATAACCCTCCTTATTGTTGGTTCATCCATGTTGTTTTGGCGTGGAGAACATAGGCATTAAACAAAAGGATATACAAAAACATCCTACATCCTCCACACTTTTTTTATTTCTTCTAATTGGCTCGGAATAATATCCGAGTAGTAGAAGCTCTTGAAGTCAGGTGGTTCTACTAACTGACTAATCTTGTTCATATCTGCTTCTGTTATCTCTAACAGATTTTGTATAATGAATGCTTTGTTAATCATTTGATCGTAATAATATTGTAGTTGAGGTATCTCTGGTTTAAATATTTTATACTCTTCATGGTTTACATAAACTAGATAAGGTGTCTTTTGTGTACACTGCCAATAGAATGCGAGTTGTTTTAAGTGTGCTTCATCTGGTTCTTCTGGAAGTTTTTGTTTGTAAGATGATAAACCATTTTTTGTTTGTCTAAAATTTACAGGTTTAGTTTTCAGTTCCATAATCTTATCTTCGCTTTCATAATCTATCCTGCCAAGTATATCTAAGATCAAACCTTTGGGTGTGTCATACACATATCGTTCTGCTACTGTTTCTTGTTTATCAAATATTTCTTTGACTGAGTTTACAATTTGATTTGCTGTAGGTTCTATGTACTGCTTCATTTCTTTTCTACATAGTGCATCTCGTTCATCTCTTGGTTCTATTTGATCTATGATTTCAATCTCTCTTAATATATTATCTTTTAGTTTTTTTGATGATGGCGTTATCTTTTTACCTGCATCAAAAATATATTTACAAAGATGTCTTTGTACTGGATTGTTACACGCATTACCAAAATGTGCTTTATACCCTGATAGCTGCAATCTTCTTTGTTCTTGTGTAAACATGAGATAATTAATAAAAAATTTTGGCAAAGGAATTGCAAGGGATGATGGAGATAAATGGTCATAACCTTTACCACCATTCATGGCTTGTCGTATTTTGTTTGCTAATGCTTCATTCATAGTTGTTTTCCCACAGTGTATAATTGAATTAAGACTTGAAGTCAATCTCTTTTTTTGATATATCTCAATAAATTATACACAACCAAAGGAATAAAAATGACACTTGAAGAATACAGAAATCATATTGATAAATCGTACTACAGATTTGGTGCGGAAGATTTAGGTATGAGAACCATCAACCCAGGTTGTATGACTCAACGCTGGTGCTTGACGGGTGATCCTAAATACTGGACTTTGCCTAATGAAGATATGCTAATTAAGATACAGGATGAAGTGACAGGTGGAAAAGTCACCATAGAAGAAATGGTGAGAGAGTTAGCCAGAAAGAAAAAAGAAGTTAAAAAAAAGAAAGGTAAAAATGTTTAATGAAAGATTTAATCCGACACCTGTTATCATTGAATGGTTTGACATCAACGCTTCGGATGGGGGTTGGCACAGCGAAGAGGATATTAAAAAACATCAAACTGCAAAGTGCATTGACTTGTGTTTTATCTATAGCCAGAATGATGAGCGTGTTATTACTTTCTCTTCTTATAACCTGCACGATGATGGTTCAGTGGAGTATGGATTTATTACAGCGATACCTACAGGTTGCATACGAAAGATTACAAAACTATGAACGAAGATAGAGGTGAACTAGATTTAACTAGACAGATTGATGATCTAAGTATCAGACTAGAACAATATAATAAAACATTAGAGATTATGAATGAAGAGAATGCTAACTTAAAAGTTATCATATCACAATTACAAGAAGAAAAATTAGAATTGCAAAAACAAATCCATGATCTCCAATACCAAAGGAACGTAAGAGACTATGCGATACGCAAAACATTTTCATAAAGATTTATATTCTAAACGACACCGAGACTTTGATGGGATTGCGATGATTGATTTGGATTCAGTTGAAGTGTGTTTAAATAAAGGATGTTGGAAACCTTTAGCGTGTGTTGAGACTGTCTATGATACGGGTAATTATTTTAAGTATACCACTGTCACAGAACATGTTGCCAATGGCTTAAATATACCCGCTTTTTTAGTGTTTTATCAAAAAGGGTTAGGCAGTAGCCTATTTTATAAAATCAGGCAAATAGCACCCTTTAAAAGCCGTTTAAGGACTGTTTCTGAATACGTTTGGGTATCCTATCTGCGTAAGCTACAAAGACAGCATCAACCTTACTGTAAACATGGCAAAAGGTAGTCAAGATTGTGGCGAATAGATCGTTCTTACTTATTCATTACAAGCTGTATCACCACCTTGATAGATTAAAGAAAGGTCAGGCAAAGGCACAATGCCTAGCGGTCTATCTATCCTTGATGAAATATGCGTGGAAGTCTAAGGGTTATGTGTGTGCGGTCAGGTACTCTACCATTGAGAAAGATACTTTGCTGTCAAAGATGACTGTCAGACGCTCCATTATTCACCTTGCTAAGCTGAATATTATAAAGGTTAAAAGACTACCCTCCGCTAATGAATATAAAATAAACCCTATATTTTTGGTATCAGAGAAGTCTACGAGAGAACACTCTAAAGTATACGACAGAACACTCAGAGGTATACGAGAGAACAGTATTAATAGAAACATTAATACATTAGATACAATAGATCAAATTATACAAAAAGGTTCTGATACTTTTGATATAATAGATACTTTAAGTACACTCCCCCTTGCTAAGTTACAAGATGGTTTAAATAACAATCCTTATTATGTGAAGAAAGCTATCGCTTTGAAAAAAGAGAATGAAAAACCTAA